CAGCGGCTCGGCAGGCTATTTCGGCGGTGGCACTACGGGTAGCGGCGACGTTGACACGGTAGACAAGTTCGCGTTCTCCGATGACAGTCGCACGACGTTGGGGACGGGCCTGTCGGCGGCACGCCGCTACTTGGCGGCTATGGCGAACTCTGGCACAGCAGGCTATTTCGGCGGCGGCAGCGGCTACGTTGACACGGTAGACAAGTTCGCGTTCTCCGACGATTCCCGTACCACGCTGGGCACAGGCCTCTCGTCGGCCCGTGGGTATCTGGCCGGTATGGCTGATTCGGGGACCGCTGGCTATTTCGGCGGCGGCACTACGGGTAGCGCCGTGTCGACGGTTGACAAGTTCGCGTTCTCCGATGACAGTCGCACGACGTTGGGGACGGGCCTGTCGGCGGCCACTACTTCCCTCGCTGGCATGGCTAACACGGATGGCCTGTAATGAACATTCACGACGCAATAGCCGAGGTGCAACAGCCCCGCAGCCGCTACCAGTTGATCCACTTCGTGTTGGGTCAGCACGACACCGCAGAGATGCAGTTCTACCAGTTGTGCATTGAACTTCAGGACATGGGCTACAAGTTGCGGATGGCCCAGTTGAACGTCAGGAAAACTGAGATCGAGATCGCCCGCCTGCTGGAAACCGGCGACGAACTGGACGCAATCGAAGCGGAAGAAAAGCAGGTCGGCCTCGAACAGACACAGATCGTCATGAAGGGTGCCCAGCGTGAGATCGCCATCTTGGAGGACATCTTCAACGAGTGCCAGCACTACACAAGGGACGAGATCGAACACGCCCAACCTGAGTATTGGCAGGCGCGCCTGACCCGCCAGACGAACCTCCAGATGATGTCAGGCAATGTCCAATGGGCGCAGTTGGATTCGATGCGCCAGATCGGCCTACTGGACGATCTCGTTGAGGCCCGCGAGGCGCAACTGGCCGAACAAGTGAAACTGGAGTTGGCCGAATGACCTACCTCAAATGGAAACTATCTGACGATGGAACATCGGGGACTGGCCCCGAGGGGACTATTGCTGATCGTGGCGGTCGCGCTGAGGCGTCGTGGGCCGTCGATAACGACGGCTACCGCATCGGCTACTTGAATGTGGCAGCGGACCTGACGGGTTTGGAAGCATGGGATGTCACCACTCAGACCGAGGCGCAGGCGCTCACGTTCTGTCAGGCGATCTGGGAGGACGCTGAGGTCCTGCCTGACGGGCGCATCTCAGGGCCACCGCCAGAAGGCATTGAATAATGGAATGGATAGGCTTCGCAGGGCTGATAGCCGCCGCTCTCATAAGCGGCGTCTTCGCGGTAGTCGCATCCAAGTATCGCCGTGAAAACACGGCGCAGCACGCAGCGAACCAGGTTCGCCTTGACACCATCGGCACTGACATCTCCGAAATCAGCAAAGATATTCGTTCTGTACGCGAATGGCAGCACCGTCACTTGGAGTGGCACGCGGAACAGAGAGGCTAGTCGTGTGGCCTATCTCCCGTACCGATTGGGATGCGAAGGCACCTCGTTGGACAACCAGACAGAAGCGTCCAGTTGACCATGTGTTCATTCACCACGGGGCAACCCTCTTAGAAGACCATTCCCAGGAGGGTGAGGCCCGGATCGTCAGGGCCTACCAGAGATACCATTTCGGAAAAGGCTGGGCTGACCTCGCTTATTCTTTTCTCGTTGGGGTCGAATCAGGCCGGGTCTACGAGGGGCGTGGATGGTTCAACCGTCCCGGTGCGACAAAGCATTGGAACCACCGGTCGTATGCGATCTGTGTGATCGGGGACACTACCCGGCAAGAGATTTCTGCGGCAGCGGTCAAAGCAATCAAAGACCTCATCGAACACGGGGTCGAACAAGGGTTCATTGTTTCTGATTTCAAACTGCGAGGCCACCGGGATGTAGCGAACAAGGATTGTCCGGGCCAGTCGGCTTACGCCAAGTTGGATGAGATGCACCCACTTGTAGAAGCCGGGAAGATACCGAAGCTGATCCCACCTGCTTTCACAAGGACGCTGAGGCTCCGCTGGCCGCGTTCCAAGGCACCTCTGGTCAAATGGGTGCAGGCAGCCGTTGGCGTGCCCCTGACAGGCTCCTACGACTGGCTGACGAGACATCATGTGCGCCGCTGGCAAGGTGAGAACGGGTTGAAACCTGACGGCGTGGTCGGCCCGGTCACCTACAACAAGATGTTTAGGGGCTGACATGGCCCACGATTACCGCCAGTCGGGCATCGACTACCAGGCGTCCGGGGTCACCTACCGGGGGGCGTTTGATGTAACGGTCACCCCGTCCACGGTTGCTGCTATCGGCGCTGTCCCGTCGGTCACCGTTCTGAGCATTTTCAATGTCAACGCTGGTGTGGTCGCTGCCACGGCAGCAGTCCCGGCACCGTCGCTTTCCACCGGGGTTGTTCTTTCCCCGTCGGCGGTTGCCGGCGTCGGTGCGGTGCCCGGGGCCACGGTCAGCGGCGGGGCTACGGTTACCGCTGCCACGGTTGCCGGAACCGGTGCCGTACCCGCACCGGCCTTCTCAACGGGCGCTGTCCTGACACCCGGCACGGTTGCTGGCATTGGGGCTGTGCCCGGTGGTGTCGCTACCGGTGGGGCTACTGCTTCACCCAGCACGGTTGCCGGAACCGGTGCGGTGCCTGCACCGACAACCACGGGGGGGGCCACAACCACCCCGTCTGCTGTCGCAGCGATCAGCGCCCTCTCATCGTTCACAGACATAACAGAACTGTTCACATCCCCGACAACTGACACGCTCCCCAACCTGGCGAAAGGCGAAACGGACTACCAGCCTCACGCTGCGAAGAACCGGCTGGCCCGCTTCTACGCCCCACGGGCCAAAGGCGGCAACGTCTGGATTCTGTCGGACACCACGGTTACCACCACCCAACCGATGACCGAAGCGGACATAGCGACCATCACCCGCACCTTGTACGGCGGGCACAACTATCCCGACGACCTGTCTGAAACCGAAGCGGCGCTGCTGGTAGCCGCTGGCAACACCGTGGATGTAGAGGTCAAATAGTGAGCGAACTCCGTTATGTCGATGGCCGATTCGTGTGGGACGCCACCCCGGAGGAACGCGCTGCGTTCGCTGAGAAGGCCCGGTCTTTGATGGTCGCCCCGTCTGCGATGGTCACCCGCAGCGGCGCTGCCGGCGAGAAGAAAGCCTGGAACAAGTTGGAGAAAGACAGGGACGCGTACAAGAGGCTGCGGGATGATGGGCTTCAACCCACAGGTATCCGTGACTCAGCGGATTTGGAGAAGACCGCTGAGACTAGGATGGAAGTAGAAGCTGGTCATGTCGTGAAGAACAAGAAGTCGCGGAAGGCCACAGAGAAGTTGCTTGCAGAGGCGAAGGTTGACGGATGACGGCACAAACATGGATTGACCGGACCCGGGATCTGTTGTTGTCGGGCACCGTGGAATCGTTGAACAGGTTGGATGGGGAGATTTCTGCTGCCGACACGGCGACGTTCACTGTCGAGTTCTCAACCGGGCCGATAACCGCTGGGTCGATCATCGAGATCGGCACCGAACTGATGTATGTGACTTCTGTCAGCGGGCAGAACGTGACGGTGATGCGCGGCTACGCGTCGTCTACTGCTGCTTCCAGCCACGCTGACGATTCGATTATCCGATCCAACCCGCAGTACCCGGCGCACATGATCCTCGACGCCCTCAACGACGACCTGAACGACCTGTCAGCCAAAGGCTTGTATCAGGTGAAGACCGCCACGTTCACCTATTCGGCAGCCACACAGGGCTACAACCTCGCCTCAGATGTCCTAGCGGTACACCGGGTGACGTTCACCGACGAATCTTCGGACAAGTCTGAACCTGAGGTTCGCCGCTGGTCGCTGCGCCGCAACCGGGACACTTCAACATTCGCATCCGGGGTGGCCCTGGTGCTAGCTGATGAACCCACTTCCGGTCAGACGGTGCGGGTCGAATACAAGGCACCGTTCGCCACCCTGCCCTTGACCACCACAGCGTTGACCGACACGGGCCTGCACACGCAGGCATACGACCTGCCCCCCATCGGGGCGGCGATGGTGCTGATGACGTTCAAGCCGATAGCCCGCGAGTCGATCACCACGCAAGCACCGGTCAGACGCTCCGAAGAAGTCCCATCGGGGGCCATCTCAGCGTCTATACGCGACCTGCGGTTCCGACGCCAGGAGAGGATCGAAGCGGAGAAAGCCCGGCTTTCGCAGCTTTACCCGACCCAGTGGCTTCGTAGCGGGGAGTAGCCGATGGCGGTTACACCGCAGTACGACATTTCGATTGACGGCCGTGGATACCTAGTTGACTACAACTCGTATCGCCGTCGCACCACCCCGGCGCAGAAGGAGCAGCGGGACACCAGCGAAGACGTTGGTGAGAACACGCTGTCCAACGTCGGCCAGTGGACACGCTCACAAACCGACTGGTCGCACGGTGCTGGCCAGGAACATTACGACCTGGCTGACTCTGACCGCCGCAGGTTCTACACCTCGAAGAACATCGACATCTTTACCAAGGGCGCGGTGAAGATGTGCAAGGCGTTGGACGCCAAGTCGTCTGGTACGAACAGCAACCTGTACGCCCGCGTTGTGAACGGATCGGTGTTCTACTTCTCCGACGGGACCAGCTTGGAGTATGGCAACCCCAACGCCTCAGCTTCCCCGTCGTTCAATGTCACCCCGATGGGAGGCACGATCACCGACTGGACTTCTGATGGGACCAGCGTGTACGCCACGATTGGGTCAGCCGTGAAGAAGGCCACCGTGTCCAACACGACGACCGCTTCAACCGTCGGATCGTTCGCCGGGGATGTCATCGAGTACGCCAACGGCCGGCTCCTGTCCTCTGACGGTGCCCGCATCGTGGAACTCGACTCGTCAGGGTCGGTGCTGACCTTCGACAAGACCCTGACCGGAACCTGCGTGGCTATCAAAGGCGGCCCGCAAGCCCTCTATGCCGCTTACAACGACAACGGGCAAGGCATCCTGTACGCGATAGGCGTGTCAGCGACCGACGGTTCGCTCGCCCACCCGGTGCCAGCCGGTGTCCTACCGGTCGGTGAAACATTCTCCGGGCCGTTCTCCATCGACACCTTCGGGGAACTGATGGTGGTCGGTACTTCTTCTGGCGTCCGCTTCGGTGTCATCAACACCAACGATCAGCAGTCCGTGACCTTCGGCCCGGTGATAGACGACGGGGGTGCCGCCTATTCGACAAGGATCTCCGGCCAGTACGCCTACTGGGGGACCAGCAACGGTGACACCTGGAAGGCTGATCTGACAATCTTCGTGGACACCTTGGTCCCTGCCTACTGCCGGTTCCTCGCTTGGGACTCCGACTCCTACGGCAACGTCACCAGCATCGAAGTGTTCGGCGGCAAGGTGCTGTTCACCGACAGCAACGGGGAGCTTTACGGGGAATCGTATGACGGGGACCTGGCAGTCACCGCAGAGCTAACCGCTGGGATAATCACGTTCGGCACCGCTGCCCCCAAGGTCACCCGTGCCGTGTCCGGCCGGTTCGACAAGTCAACCGCTGGGTTGGCCGGGGCTGGCATCGACTACCGGACGGCCGGCCTCGACTACGCAGACGGCGACACCAACTACCGGGGTTTAGGCCCGGGCACCAATGGGACAACGACTCTCACTCTGGTCGATGAGGAAAACAACTCGACAGCGATGGTGTTGACCGGGACCGGAGCGGAGACTGCCTACACGGCGTCTGATCCGGCGTCGGAAACCTTCACCGTCACAGTCACTTTGGCTCGGGGCACGGACACGACGGTTGGACCCACGTTGGAACGCTGGTCTGTTCACGCCCGGCCGCAGCCAAAGAGGGTAGAAGAAATCATTGCCCCACTGGTCATTCAGAGCCGTGTTTCCACCAGTTTTGGTGCGGGTGCCCCATCCGGGGTTGATTCTCAGGTAGAATATCTGCATCTGCGCGACCTGGTTACCTCCGCACAGGCTGTCACCTTCTTGGAAGGAGACAGGTCTGAGACTGTCACCGTTGAAGATATTGAAATGTCTCCGATCCGGTATTCGGACGACGGGTCTTTCTGGGAAGGCATCCTTCTGTGTCGGATGCTGACGGTGCCGTAACCCTTGATGAGTTCGTAGCAACAGCTGGACGGTGGAGCGACAAACTCCCTGAGAACATCAAGGCGCAGATCATGGCTTCCAACGCCGGGGCGCTGAAGATTTCCAAATGGTTGAACCAGATCGGGTACAGGGACGCCACCGCCGGGAAATGCCAAATCTTGGTGACAGAACGCGACAAGCAGCAGACTGTTGACTGAATCCCTAGACGAGTTCGTTGAACTCACCGCGCTGACCGGGCGCATGGGCCGGTTGGAAAACCAGGCGGTCAAAGCGAAAGCCGAGTTGGCTGTCGCCCGTGAACAGGTCAAAACGCTCACATCGGAGCGGGACGATCTGACCATCCGGGTAGACACCTATGAACTGGCCGCCGGGTTGGACCCGCCGAAATGGTTGACGCCGAAGCAGACGAAACGGTCGGCGGCAACGATTGTCGCCATGCTCTCCGACTGCCATTTCGATGAGGTCATCAAGTTCGAAGAAAACGGGCTGAACAAGTATGACCGTCGGATCGGTGAACTCAGGCTACGTCAGTTCGCTGAGAAAGTCGTTGAACTCTCACGGGACTATGTAGCTGGCGTGGAAATCGAAGGACTGGTGCTGGCGCTCGGCGGGGATCTCGTATCGGGAACGATACATGACCTCGCGCAACACAACGAGACACCGTATGCCCCGGTTACCGTCGCCCATTGGGCCGCGCAGGTGGCCGGGTGTGTCGATTTTCTCGCTGAACATTTCCCGAAAGTCCACGTTGTCTCGGTGGTCGGCAACCACGGACGGTTGACGATCAAGCCTCGCACAGCGGGCCGCGCCCGGGATTCGTGGGACTGGCTACTGGTACACTCGGCACAACAGGTAAGCGGTGCAGGCAACGTGACCTGGCAGATACCGGAGTCGCACGACTGCCTGTTCAGCGTTTATTCGACAAGGTTTCTTCTCACGCATGGTGACTCTGCGAAAGGAGGCGGCGGTGTTGGTGGGATCTGGCCGCCGATCAAACGATTGCAATACCGGTTGCAGGTGAACAAGCCTCACGACATTTTGATGATGGGCCATTGGCACCAGTTGGTGATGGCTGCGAGCGCCGGGCTGGTCGTCAACGGAAGCCTGAAAGGGTTTGATAGTTACGCGGCGATAGCGGGGTTTGCCGCGGAGGTTCCACAACAGGCGTTCATGGTGGTGACGCCTAAACACGGTGTAAGTATTCAAGCTCCGATTCATGTGTTGGATCGGAAGAAGGAGAAATGGTAACGATGACATTCACAAAGGACATGATCGAACGACTGGTCGCCACGGCTTTGCAAAGCTTCCTGGCGGTGTTCGTTCTCACAGACCTGTCGAGTGCTAAGAGCGCCGGCATCGCGGCTGGTGCTGCGGTGCTGTCAGCGATCAAGGCGATGCTCGCCAAGCAGACGGGCGACAAGGCGAGCGCCTCGTTAGCGAACTGACATAGGGGCGGGGAGGCAGGTAAGGCTGCTGGTCACAGCCGGTGCCTGCGCTGGTGGTTCAAACGGGCAGCCTGCCCTCCCCCCCCCACGCTTCGGGCGAAGGCGTCTGCTAGGGTCGTGTCTCCAACTATCCCCTCTCAGGAGTCCCGATGACCGCAGAAACCCTCACCACGACCACTTCTTTGGGCAGTTGCCCTGTGAGCGGAAGCCACGATTATCCGTGCCATTTCTGCGGGGCACCGATGCAACGATCCGGGTCGTGCATGGTTTGTGCAGCGTGTGGTGAGACAAGCGGATGCTCCTGAACTGCCCCCATACTTGACTCTGACACAGGAGTTCCCTATTCTTGTAGGACAAGCAGCACGACTGCACCACAAGAGAGAGGGATACTGTGCAAGAATCAGAAGGCGTCATCCAGGCGACCCTTGACCGCTTCCTGCGGGAAGAACGGGAACGCGAGGGGCCGCGGCCCACAGCTTGCGGGACTGCGCTCCGCGGATCGTCCGCTCATAACTGCGCCCGGCAACTCGGATTCGAGGTGGCCCGGGTGGCCGAATGTGAGCGTATGCCCTACGAGACTCTGCTGGCTTTCCACATCGGACACGCCATGCATGAACGGGTGCAGACGGGGCTTCACGCCTTGTGGCCCGACTTCCAATCCGAGGTCAAATGCGATTTGCGGCCATTCGGGTACGACCTGTCCGGCCACGCCGACGGTTTGATGATCGAAGGCAACAAGAGCGTGGTTATCGAAATCAAGACGATGGGTGCGTTCCCGTTCAAGTTGGCGTTGAAAGGCGGCAAAGGTGAACCGCCCGGCCCGAAGATCGAACATCTCCTACAGAGCGGCATCTA